TGTTGCCGAGATCAAAGGCAACCTCACCTACCAACAACTGTAATCGGGGTATTTCCATGTCCGTCAAAACTTACGCACCGAACCAGGTGAAGATCGTGGTGGGCGCGCTGCCCATCTCCGGCTTGGCCGAAGACACCTTTGTCACTGTGACCGAAATCGGTGAAGGCATCGCCTCCGTGGTCGGCGTCGATGGCGAGGTGGCGCGCGCGATGTCGCGCGATTCCCGGCTGCGCATCACGCTGACGCTGATGCAGACCAGCGCCAGCAATGCGGCACTGACCGCGCTGCATCAGGCCGACCGGGCAACCGACGGCAACGGCGCCGTGCCGATTTCTGTGACCGACCTGCGCGGCACGTCGCTGCATGCGTCGGATTCGGCCTGGATCGTCAAGACGCCGGATGCCGGCTACGGCGCCAAGGTCGGCAGCCGCGAGTGGACGATCGAAACCGGCCCGGCCATCAACGTGATCGGGGGCAATACCTGATGAGCGCCGTCAAAGAGGTGGCCATCGGCTCCACGGTCTTCCGGATCTCCCGGTTCGACCCCTTCCGTCAACTGAAGCTGCTGGGCGATCTGCAAAAGGAAGCGCTGCCTGCGGCCGGTTCCATGTTGACCGCCGTTTTCGGCGGCGACGGCGCGGCCGGGGAACGGGACGAGAAGGCGATGCTGCAGGCTTTTCGCGAACTTTCGGCCAGGCTGGGCGGCGACGCCCTGGCCAGTTGGGCCGAACGCTTGATCGATCCGGAATTGGTCAGTTTCGAGCTGGCCGGCCGTGAGCCGCAGAAGCTGACGTCCGCGCATCGAGGCCTGGCGTTCGCCGACTACGCCGAAATCCTGGAACTGCTCTTCCACATTCTTGAGCACAACTTCGCCGGCCCTTTGGTGCGCTGGGCCGGCCGCTTTGGTCCGGCCCGCGCGAAGCTGGCGAGCCTGTCGGGCGGTTCGACGCAGGCTTCGAACGAGAGTTGATCATCTGGCGGCCCATCCTGGCCCGCCATGTCAGTCTGGACGCCGTTAAACGCGGCGACGTCGACTTCCTGGACGTCCTGAAGCTGAATGCGCTGATGGACGCCCAGGAGGCCGCACAGATTGCGGCAGAACGAAAGGCGAGGTAACGATGACCGTTGTACGAGAGCTGGTGACGCTGCTGCGCTACCAGGTGGACGATTCGGGGTTGAAGGCGTATCAGCAGGCTTTCGAGCACATGCTGGCCGCCATGGTGAACGCAAGCGCCCAGGCAAGCGTGGCGATACGCCGCGCATTCTCGAGCGCGTTTGCCGGCATGCAGAACACGCAGCAGGCCGGGTATGCCATGCCCCAGTCGCCACGGCAAGGCCTATCCGCTGCGCAGCAGCACGCCACGGCGTCGGGCGGTCTGCGGGGTGTCGTCCAGCTGACGCTGGGCGACGCCCCGCTCAAACGGATCTTGAGCGATATCGACGCCTGGGCGCAGACGCAGTGGCAGCTGAGGCAAGCGGCAGGGGGCGAGGCGCAGTATGCCGAGGCCGACCGCGAGGTCGCGCGCGTCTCGCGCACAACCCGAACGCCATATGCGGAGAACGTCGGGACTTACACGCGCACGCGGCAGGTCTTGGAAGACCAGGGCCGCGCCGGCCAGGATGCGGCCGGCCTCACCGAATCCTTGGCGTTGAGCATGGCCTTGTCGGGTACCCCGACCCAGGATCGCGGCGGCGCCGTCGCGGCGCTGTTGAAGATGATCGAGCAGGGCAAGCTTGGCCTGGACGAATACAACACGTTGCCTCGGCGCATGCAGGACGCGCTGGCCGCCGGGCTGGACGTCAACCGCAGCCAACTCCGCGAGCAAGTCCAGGGCGGTCAGGTCACCGCCGACCGCGCATTGCCCGCGCTGCAATCGCAGTTGCCACGGATGCGCGCGGAGATCGAGGCCGCGCCGGCATCCATCACGGGGGCGATGACGGTCTTCAACGATGCCCTGCAGCGCTACTTTGGCGAGACGCTGCCTGGCGGCCGCTCCGCACTGCAGGCGGTGACAGTGTCTATCCAGTACCTGGCGGACAACATTTCCACCGTGGTCAAACTGCTTGCGTTGGCGGGGGCGAGCCTGGGACTGGTGTCGTTGGGGGCCTGGCTCCGTCGCGCCACGGTTCTGTCGGGCGGACTCGCGCAGTCGCTGCTTGCTGCGACACGCGTCGCGCTGGGGTTGGATGCGGCGATGTCAATGCGCCGCGGGCCAGCGGGTGCGATGCAGATGCTGTCGGTGTGGACGCGCTCGGTGGCGCCGATGCTGCGCATGGCCGCGGTGTTGACCACGATTTATCTGATCGGGGAGGATATCGCCAACTGGCTCGGAGGCGCCGACTCCGTGTTGGGAGGCTGGATCGGCGGCGTGGAGCAATGGCAGGTCGAACTCGACGCTGTACTGGCCGCGGTTGCCTATGTGAAGGATTTGCTGGGCGGCGCCGCGCAGGCGTTGGGGCCATGGATCCAGCAGTTCGCGGCGATCGCCGTGCTGGCCTACGGGCTGTGGCGGATCCTGTCTCCTGTCGGCAGTGTGATCCTGTTCCTCGCCAAGACGGCGGTGCCGATGCTTTGGAACGCGTTCATGTATCTGGCGACGACCGTCGTGCCGATGCTATGGAACGGGTTGATGTACGTGGCGCAGACGGTGATTCCCATGCTGTGGAACGGCCTGATGTTCCTGGCGCGGACGGTCATTCCGTACTTGTGGAACGCGTTCGCCATGACCCCCATTGGCCGGATCATCTCGGCGGTCAGCCTGCTCGCGCTGGCCCTCTGGCAGATCTGGGATAACTGGGATGTGATCAAGACGTACATCGCCGCATCCTGGGGCGAGCTGATGGCGATGGCGAACAATTCCTTCCTGGGGCCGGTGATGGAATATATCGCGGCGATCTGGAATTTCTGGGTGGGCCTCGTCAAAGGAGTGGTCGCGGCCTTCACCGGAGATTGGGACGGCGCGATCTCGCATTGGCTCGGCGCGTTTAACGGCCTTTGGACGTTCTTCTCGGGCATGGGGGAGCGAATGATCGCCACGATCAAGGAGATCGGTGGTGCGATCGAGACCTGGGTGCTGGACAAGCTCAAGGCCGCGAAAACGTGGTTCAAGGACCTGCTGCCTGATTGGATGAAGTCTGACGACCTGGCGTCCGTGATGGATGGGCGGGGCGCCCAGCCTGATATGCCGCCGGCATGGTTGGGGGTGGCAAGCGGCGTGCAGATCCCGTCCATTCCCCCTGCCAGTGTGGTCGGGCCGGGCCCGAGTGCCGGTCGCGGGGCGCTTATGTATCAGAACAGCAACGATATCGTCGTCAACGTGGCGCATGCAGACCCCCTGGTCGTGCGTGAGGCGGTGACGCGGGGCGTGGATATCGGCACCCAGCGCAGCATCAACACCTGGGCCCAGACTTTTGATTTGACGCCGACCGTCGAGGCCCGTGGCTAGGAGCAGTGATGAACTTTGTTTCCATGATCTTTGGCTGGAACGGCGGCAGCAGCATTGGCACGGTGGCGCTGGATGCGCTGTTGAGCGAGAAGACCACGCTCAACAGCCGGGCGACCTCGTATGCGGTGGAAGACGGCCCCCCTGTGACGGACCATGTGGTCCAGGAGTCGGAACAACTGACTCTGGATGGATGGGTGACAGCCGCCGACATCACGTTGCTGGGTGGCTTGAACCCGCGTGGTCGTGGTTTGGGCGGCGCGTCATCAGGCGCTGGCCGATCGAAGCTGATCAGCGCGAAGGACGCGTTGCGCAAGATTCATGCAGATCGCCTGCCCGTCACCATCGCGACCGGCCTCGATGTCTATGTTGATTTCGTGATGGAGAGCTGCTCCATCGGGCGCAGCAACGGAGGGGGAGACCGATTCGAGATTTCCGCGGGTTTCAAGCGGATCCGCAAGGTGACGTTGCGCCAAGCTGACATTCCGCCGGAAAAGACATCCGGCAGCGCCACCGGCAAGGCCGGCACGACCAAGACGAATGCCGGAAAGGCCAACGGCACTCCCGTCAGCCCGACGCAGCGCAATGGCATCAACAACAAACCGATACTTTCAGCATGATCCAAATCCCCATTCCTGACGTCAACGACAGCCTCACCGAAGTCGAGCTGGACGGCGTCACCTACTTCCTGCGCCTGTCGTGGAACAGCGAGGCGGAACTGTGGGCGCTGTCGATCGAAAACGCCTACAACGAGCTGATCGTGGCCGGCATCGCCGTGGTGCCAGGCTCACCGTTGCTGGCGGGTTACCGGCATCTGACGGTGCCCGCCGGGGAAATGGTTGTGCTGGCGCCGGACCGGCGCGACACCATCAGTCGCGATGCGCTGCCGTCGGGCGAAGTCGCCTTGATTTACGTGGATGCCCAGGAGGTGGCCGATGGCCAGGTTTGATCGGGTCTACCGACTGCTTGTCGGCAAGGGCGGTGGCCAGGGACTGGAGATCGTGCCTCCCATCCGCATCACGTTCGACATCGCGAAAAATGCCGAGGAAGAGCCCAACGACGCCAAGATCACCCTCTACAACCTGGCGGCGGACACGCGCCGGGCTTTGGAGGAGCCCGGCCTGCGCTGCGTGCTGTACGCGGGCTATGCGGAAGAGGGCGGTGCTTTGCTGATGGCGTCGGGTAGTGTCGTGTTCGCCTATACCCGATTCGAGCAGCCAGACGTTTTGACCGAATTGACGGTCAAGGACGGCTATACCGAGGTTCGCGACACGGCGGTGTCGATCGGCCTGGGCCCTGGGGCCCAGGCCAGCGCCATCATCCGCGACATCGCGCGCCAGATGGGTCTGCCACTCGTGATAGCGGATGACGTGCCCGACCGGCGTTGGGAGCAGGGCTTTTCCTTCTACGGCGCTGCGCGCACGGCGCTGCACAAGGTCACGCAGGGCACGGGCCTGGAATGGTCCATCCAGAACCAGCAGCTGCAAGTCGTCCAACGGCTGGGCACCACGCGGCGGCAGGCTGTCGTGCTGGCGCTGGACACCGGATTGCTGGGACGTCCTGAGCGCACGCGTGAAGCGGCCAACGAGAAGGCGCGATCCAAGCGTCCGACCAACGGGAATGGGGCCGGGTCTCCACCGGGGCAAGGTGCGGTTTCCAGCGCCCAACCGGCCATTGGCAGCCAGCAGCGTGCTGGCTGGAAGGTGACGTCGCTGTTGCTGCCGACGATCTGCCCAGGCGACTTGGTCAAGCTGGAAAGCCGGACGGTCGAGGCGTTTCAGCGTGTTGAGACCGTGCACCATAAGGGCGACAGCGAGGGCGGAGATTGGCAAACGGAGTTGAGCCTGGTCGATCGCAATGCACCGCCCAAGAAGAAGGAACAGAAATGAGCAATGCAGTCACCCTGATCCGCCGCATCATTGCGACGGAACTGGCCGACGTCTACACGACGCTTCCCGGGGAAGTCGTCGCCTATGACGGAATATTCGTGACGGCGAGGCCCACGCTTGCCAAGCGCCTGGCCAATGGCGATGTCTTGCCCCCGCCGCAGGTGGTGCGCGTGCCAGTGTGCTGGCCGGTGGGCGACGTGAATGGCGCGCAAGCGCTGATTTCGGTGCCGTTGAAGGAGGGAGACGCAATCAAACTGTCGTTTTCCGCCCGCGCGCTGGAAAACTGGCTGGCGGGCGACAACGGCCCGCCTGACGATCCCAGGCAGTTCGATCTGTCCGACGCGTTCGCTACGCCCTTGTTGCGCCCCGGAACGATGGCCGCCGATACGCAGAACGTCAGCATCCAATACGGCCCGGGTACGTTGAAGCTCTCGCCGGCCGGCGATCTGACGTTTCAGGTCAAGACCTGGACCGTGCAGGCCGATCAAGCCACGTTCAACACACCCGTCACGATCAATGGGCCTCTTCTGTACACGCAAGGCATGGCGGGCGAGGGAGGTGACGGCGGCGCGTCCATGCGGATCCGGGGCGGCGTGGCCTACGAAGGCGGCGCCATCACTCATAACGGCAAGAACATCGGCGACACGCATCGCCACGCCTATGCCGGCGGCATAACGGAGAACCCTGTCTGATGACTCTGGACCTTGCTCTATCCGCCGACCACGATCTGGATCTGGACCTGCTCGGCCGCACCGCCTTCGTGGATGGCGCAGACCGCATCGCGCAGCAGATCAAAACTACCTTGCTGGCGTTCCTGGGCGAGTGGTTCCTGGACACCACATTTGGCGTTCCGTACTTCGAGGACGTGCTGGTGAAGGCGCCGGACCGGGCCGGCATCGAAGCCGTCTTCCGCGCCCGGATCCGTGCTGTGCCGGGCGTCGCGCGTGTGCGGGGCCTTGATCTGCAGATCGAACGCCAACTGCGCGTATTGCGCGTCACGTATGACGTCGACACGGCGGCTGGACGGCTCGAACGCGTCGTCGAACTGCGCCAGTCTTAACCCCTACTTTTCTTGAGGTACCTATGGCCTACGGTGTTACACCGGACGGGTTCGTGCGTCCGCGCCTGCCCGAAATCCGCCAGGAGATCGTGGCGGACCTGCGCGCCCGCATGCAATCCGCCGGCTTCAATGGCGCGGTGGAAACCCGCCCGGACAGCATTACCGGTCTGCTGATCGATACGTTTGCGGAGCGCGAAGCGACGTTGTGGGAGCAGGCGGAAGGCGTCTACTACGCGATGTATCCCGGGTCGGCGACTGGGGTGTCCCTGGACCGATCGGTGTCGTTCACCGGGGTGTCGCGTTACCGCGACGAGCCATCGCGGGCGTACGTGGTGCTTTACGGCACCCCCGGCGCCACGGTCCCGGCGGGCGCCCTGGTGCGGCACCGTGTCAGCCAGAATCTCTGGGCCCTGGAAAGCACCACGCAGATCCTGGCCGGCGCCGCGGCGGATGTGGTCCTTCAACCTGCCGTCGTCCCGCTGGTGACGTACAGCGTGTCGATCGATGGCATTTCCTATTCCTACGCGACTGGCGCCACGACGAATCTGCCGCAGATCCTGGCCGGGCTGGTGACCGCGCTGACACGCAGTGGCTTGGCCGTGTCGAGCGACGGCGCCGCAGTGCGCATTCACACGGACGGCCGATCGGCAGCGGCCTTCACGTGGTCCGCCACCCTGGCACTGGTCCGCCTGGGATCGCCTGGCCTGGTGGTGACGGCAGGCGCGTCGACGGAAGGCGCTGCGCAAGGGGATCTGGATGCCATCGTCACGCAGATCGACGGCTGGGCGGCGGTGAGCAACCTTCAGGCCGGCGTGGCGGGGCGGTTGGCGGAAAGCGCGGCCGAGTTGCGCGCGCGGTATCCCACTGGCCTGTTCCGCCTGGGAGCGGCGACACTGCCCAGCATTGGGCCCAACGTCCGGGACCGCGTAGCCGGCGTGCGCACCGTGAAGGTGTTCATGAACAGCGCCGATACGCCGGATGAGCTGGGCCGGCCGCCGCATAGCGTGCATGTGGTCGCCGATGGCGGCCTGGACGACGAGGTGGCGAACGCCATCTTCCGCGTGGTGGCGGCGGGCATCGATACGCATGGCCGGCAGCGGGTGGTGGTCAAGGATGAGGACGGCGCGGATCAGGTCATCCACTTTGACCGACCAGAACGCGTGTACTTGTGGGTGCGCTGCGCCACGACGTTGCTGCCGCCGTCGGAGCAGGCGTTTCCGCCGGACGGGTTCCAACGGATCGCCGAGGATCTGGCGGCCGTGGGCGAGGCCTCCAGCATCGGCGAGGACGTCATTCTGCAACGGCTCTACGGCGCGATCTATCGCACGCCTGGTCTGGCGTCAGTCGATCTGAAACTGGCGTTTTCCGCGAACCCGGCGTTCACGCCAAGTCCTGCCGACTATCGCGCCGCGAACGTGGCGATTCAGGACTTCCAGGTCGCGGCCTTCGACCTGTCGCGCATCGAGGTGACCTGATGGATCTGACTCAAGACCATGGGCAGGTCGCATGGGGCCACTGGCTCGGCCAGTTCCAGACCAAACGGCGTCTGGAGGCGTTGGTCAAAGCCCTGCTGAAGCCGGCCGACGGGCTGCAAGGCGCGTTGCGCGCGCTTTACGAAGACCGTTGGCTGGACACGGCTGTCGGCAGACAACTGGACGGCATCGGCGAGATCGTGGGCCTGCCCCGCGTCCTCGACGAGGCGATCTATATCCGCTTCTTCGGATTCCAGGGGCAACCGAATATCGGTGGCTTTGGCGACGCGCGCTTTCGCCGGGCCAACGAGCGGCCCGTCGCCGGGTCCACCACATTGCTCGATGCCGAGTACCGCAAGTTGCTGTACTGGAAGATCGCCCTGAATAACGGGCATGGCACGGCCCCGGAGATCGCAAGTTCGCTGAAGCCGATCTTCGATGTGAGCCGCGTGGTCGTGCAGAACGCGGGCAACGCAAAGATACGGATCTGGGTCAGCCGGATTCCCGGTCCCAACGACCCACTGATGGCGAACCCCTACAAGTGGGTCCCCCAAGCCGCCGGCGTCGGCGTGCAACTCATCACCGGCTCGACCGAGAAGCCTTTCGGCTTCCGCGAGCAAGGTTTCTTTGGCTTTGGCGTCGGCGTGCTGGCGCGAGGTATCTACTGATGGCAGACCCTACTTTCTTCGACCTCTTCAAATCGACTTGGGCGCAAAACGGCCTGACCGAAGGCATTACCGACCTGCAGTACAAGACAGGCTGGTCGTTCATCGGATCCGTTCCGCCTTCCGTCGAACAGTTCAACAAGGTCCAGCAAACGACCGATGAACGCCTGGCGTGGCTGTATAAGCAGCTCGATGGCCTGGCCGCGGTGACGGGCCGGCCGCTGGCGGCGACGGGTTTTGATGCGCTGAGCTACGCGCAACAGAACCTGAACGCCACGAACCTGAAGACTGGCACGGTACCGGTGGCGCGCTTGTCGGGTACGGCCTCGACGCTGACGGCGGGCGCGGCGCAGAAGCTGGCGACCGCTCGAACCATCGCCACCACGGGCGACGCGACGGGCTCCGGATCGTTCGACGGCTCCGCCAACTTGTCGTTGGGCCTGACGCTAAGCCCGAGCGGTGTCACGGCGGGCAGCTACGGCAACGCCAACGCGGTCCCGACCTTCACGGTGGATGGGAAAGGGCGCGTGTCGGCGGCTGGAGAAGTCGCCGTCGGCAACGCGTCGACCGCGACCAAACTGGCCACTGCGCGTACCTTCTCGGTCACTGGCGGCGCGACGGCGGGCGGAGTGGCCTTCGACGGATCTGGCAACGTGGCGCTTAACGTTACGGCGCTGGATGTGTCGAAGGCGAATGCCGGAACCTTGCCCGTGGCGCGCGGCGGCACGGGCGTGGCGACGGTGGCGGCCGGCGCCTATTTGACCGGGGCGGGCACCGGGGCGTTGGTGGCACGCACGCCGGCGCAGGTGCTGGAGGATATCCAGGCCTTGCCGAAGGCGGGCGGCGACGTCAGCGGTCCGGTGCTGCTAGGCACGGGGGCGACGATCGGCGCGCAGTATGGCGTGAACGTGTCGTCGGCGCGCACGGCGCATGTGTTGTTGCCTGACGGCGGCGGATATTCCTCTCACACTGCAACGGTTGCTGGCGCGATGAAGATCACGTTGCCCGCAGCCGCAGTCGGGGCGAACACGATGCTGCGTCTTCGCGTGGACATATTCGAATATCTGGACGGCGTGCCTCCTGTATCCGTGCTGATTCACGGCTACGTCCAGACGACGAAGGCGTGGGGGCGCTGCGGCGCAACGGTGCTGGCAGGCAGCGCGGTGTCCGACCTTCCCGTCCGGTTCGGTACGGACGCGACGGGCAACTTGTGCATTTGGCTGGGCGATACCACCAAGTCCTGGTCATACCCGAGCGTGACCGTGGCTGAAGTCCAGGCCAAGTACAACACTGCCGGCGCGACGGTCGCGGCATGGGGTGTCGGCTGGAAGGTTGAGCCGGTTACGGCATTTGAAACCGTCGCCCAAACTCTGGCGAGCGGCAATTTGGCATTTGGGCGCGCGGACATCGCACGCGTCAATGGGTTGCAGGACGCGATGAATTTGAAGGCCAACGCGGCAGTGTCCCTTGTTGCCGGGAACGGACTGAGCGGAGGCGGCACATTGGCTGCGAATCGTACGCTGTCGCTCGGCACGCCTTCTCGGCTGACCGCGGCAACGGCCAATGCCGTGACGGCGACGAGTCATTCCCATGAACTGGATACGCAGGCTGCGCCGAACGACGCCACACCTGGTCGGATTCTGACGGTGGGTAATGCATTTGGTCTTGGTGCTGAGAACCAGCTGGGGACTCTGGATTTGAACGCTGTGGTGGCTTCGGGCTTCTACGGTCAGTTCTCGAATGCCAACGCCACATCGGCGCGCAACTATCCTGTTTCCCTGGCGGGAACGCTTCTGGTGGAATCTGGCGGAACCCAGATTTCGACACAGAAGTACACCGTCTACAACACGGGTGCAATCTATAGCCGTGCTTGCTACAACGGCACATGGTCAGCGTGGAAAGAAGTCGTGACCGTCGACAGTAACCCCATCAACGCGTGGGCCGGCATGATTGCCTATTTTGGGCGTGCGACAGCCCCCACTGGATGGCTGAAAGCGAATGGAGCGACTGTTTCACGCACAACCTACGCTGACCTCTTTACCGCCATTGGCACAACTTGGGGTGCGGGTAACGGGACTACCACTTTTACGCTTCCCGACTTGCGCGCAGAATTTCTTCGAGGATGGGATGACGGCCGTGGTGGAGATGCGAGCCGTTTGTTGGGAACGTTTCAGGGCAGCCAGAATTTGGCGCACGTTCACGGCGTCGTAGACCCTGGGCATATGCATCAACTGAATTATCAGGTGCCGTTGAACACTGTGGACATTGACCGCGGGCTCGGCAATGCCAGTCACTTCTCGATAGACGACCCTATTGTTCCAAATACCTTCAGCAGCAAGACGAACATCACCATCCAGTACGACGGAGGTAATGAATCGCGACCGCGAAATATTGCCCTTTTGGCATGCATCAAATACTGAACGGAGACGCTATGAAGGCGAGTGAAATGAACAAAGAGGCAATGATGGAGAAATTCGGGTTGCAAAAGCGAGTGTCTCAATTGGATGAGCAAGGCTATTTTGTGGGTCCGGTCATGGCTGACCTTTCTCCCCTCGATAAGCCCGGGCACTATCTTATTCCGGGGGGCGCTATAGACTGCGCCCCTCCGGATTCGATGGAGCGGGGCCGGCTTTATCGCCCCGCCGAAGGCGGAGGTTGGACAAGCGTGGAAGATCTTCGGCAGCGCACGCTTTACTCTGTCACTGATGGTCAGCCGTACCACCTTGGCGCGGAGATCAACGGACAACGATATGAGGGCATTGGCCCATTTCCAGAATGGTTGACGCTCCAGGCGCGCCCCAATGAATGGAATGTCTGGAGTGGCTCGGCCTGGATTGCAGATGAGTCGTTGCTTGCCGCTGATATGACGCGCCAGCGGGTGGATGAACGGGCGGGAAAGCTGGCTTACGCGTCTCAGCAGATTCTCCTGCTGCAAGATGCCCACAGCCTGAATATCGCCACGCCAGAAGAACTGGACTTGCTGCAGCGATGGAGGCGCTATCGCGTGGAACTGTCGCGCATCGATCCTGCGGACCCGACTGCCGGTTGGCCAGTCCAGCCAGGTTGAATGATCCATTGCGTCCGAGACGTGTCGTACCACCCGCCCGCATAACGCGGGCTTTTTTCCGTCCCTACAGGAGGCCATCCTGCATACGCTTATCAGGAGCAACCCCACTATGGAACCCGGTTCTACAGGCCTAGGAGGCCTCGCGGCCTTGAAGGTTGCGATGGCGTACGGCATTCCGGCAGCGATTACCGCCATGCTCGGCCTCCTGATCATGCCGCCGCGCACGGTCAGGGAATTCACCGTGCGTACCGTGTCCACCGTTGCGTGTTCGTTCCTGTTCGGGCCCGCGCTGGCCGGCGCCGTCATTGCCTGGAAGCCCGGGCTGATGCAAGCCA